GTTTAGGTATTGGACCCAATGATGTTATTGTCAATACACCTGAGAATATTACTAAAACAGCTAATGCTATTACACAGTTCGAATCTGGTCACTATAAACCTGGTCCAACAGGACCTGTAATGACCATTGGTTCCACTGTTTCTGGTCCTAATACTCAAGAACCTATTGTTAAGGATGCTGAATTCTTTAAAAATCCCGATAATTGGGATCAATGGCGTCCAAAGGGTATTAAAGGCGTTCCTGCTGATACAGATAAGACTTATGCTGAACGTCAGAAGTTATTGGCACAATTACCAACCTTGCAATCAAGTGCTGAAAAAATTGCTCGTTATGAAGAACCGGCACCAAGTATGGGACGTGGTAATCCAGCCAATGCTGCTATGATGGAAATGGTTCACAAGATCAATCCAGACTTTAATGCAACTAACTATGAAATTGCTAAACGCACACGCCTAAGTTTTGCTACAGGTAAGGATGCTGATAAATTAGATTCGCATATGACAGTTATCAAACACGAAGATACATTGTTGAATTTGATTGATAATTTGAATAACACTCAGAGTCCACTGTTTAACAAATATGCTAATGAATGGAGTTATCAAACTGGTAAAGCACCACCAGTGACATTTGATGCTGCTAAACAATTAGTTGGTGATGAAATTGCTAAGGCTGCTACTGGCGGCCGCAGTGCATTAGGTGATCGTGAAGAAATTAAAGCAGTATTAAATCGTGCTAATACTCCCGACCAGTTAAAGAGCGTAGTAGAAGCCTTACAAGAATTGCAAGGTGGACAATTAACTACATTACGAGATCGTTGGACTCGTGCAGGATTACCGGCAGATCAATTTAATGATTTCCTTGATGAACCTACCCGAGCAGCATTAGAACGTGCCGATCGAACAGCTAAACAAAACTTTCAACGACGCGGTCAAAAAACACAACAACATACGGAGAGTAACTGGAATGAGTAAAAGTATAACAGTTGAATTTGCCGATGGCACCAGCCATACTTATAATAACGTTCCTGATTCTGTGACACAGGAACAGGCTGAAGCAAAGGCTGCAAAACAATATAATAAAACTGTAGCAACACCTGCTGGTTTTACACAACGATCCAAAGAAATTGCAGGCACAGCAGCAACTAATGTTGGTGCTGGTGCTGCAATGTTAGGTCACGAAGTAGCAAATCATCCTGTTATAGCATCTGGTTTAGGTTATGGTGCATATAAACTGGCACAAAGAATTCCTGGTATTGGTCCTGCAGTTGGCAATTTAGGTGAAAAGGCTCTACAGACTTTTGTTCCAAAATATGATTTAGCTAAGAATTTAATGGGCAAGGCCGAAACTTGGGCACAAGGACAACAGGCCAATGCCGAAGCAACTACCAAAGCTGCAGAATTACGTAATTTAGAATCCGAAAGATTACACGATCGAGAAATGGTTCGTCGCGGAGTTATGACTCCAGAAGAAATGCAACAGAGAGAAATTGGTAGAACTCGAACTACTACAGCAGTAGAAACTGTGCCAAAGGCACCAGTGCCAAATTATTCTATTCAACAACCTGCTGCTACATATAACGTTCCTACTTCAACTATAACAGAAACAGCACCAGTTGAAGCAGCATCAGTTCAACCTGCAATGCCTGCAGAACCAGCACCAGTTCAACCTGCAATGCCTGCAGAACCAGCACTTAATTATGGACAATTAGCACAACGTTATGGCCAACAATTTTTGCGTGCCTTACCAGCTTTAACAGCTGGATATGAAGGTGCGTTAGGCGTAAACCAAGCTGCACAAGGTAATATGGCCGGTGCTGCTGAACACGGTGTTAATGCAGCATTAGCAGCCGGAACATACTTGCCAGGTATGGCAGGAACTGCGGCCGGTGGATTAGGATTAGCTACATATGCTCCTACACTTAATACCGGCGAACAACAACAATTGAATCAAATGTATCCTGAACAAGCACAACAGGCTCGAATCAATCAACAGGCTATACAAGCTGCCGGTCGTCAACCAACTTCCGCTGCGGATTTAGATCAAATGATTCGTGCTGCTGCTGCAAGACAAGCATTGGTAAGTCCTGTCCTACAAGGTAATCAATAATGGAAACTGAATTAAAATTAGTAGAAGTATTCTCTGACAACTTTGTCAATTACTATCGAGCACATTCTATACACTTTAATATTACCGGCGAAAACTTTGCAGCCAATCATCGCTTATTGCAGAAAATCTATGAAGATGCACAACAGGCCATTGATGATTTAGGTGAATTGATTCGTGCCTTAGGTGCTTATGCTCCTGACAGCATACAGACCATTTTATCTCGTGCTGATCTATCTGATATGTCTGTAACCAGTGATTGGCGTGATCTTATACAGTTAGTTTTAGAAGGTCAAGATCATATGATCAGAACCTATAGAGAATTAGATCACATATCCACACAAGAAGGTGAATCTGACATTGCTAACTATGCACAAGATCGCATACGTCAACACAAAAAGTTTGCTTGGCAATTAAGCAGCATATTAGAATGAACAGCGATATAATTGAACCTATCGTAGATGAAGAAAAGAATTTGGATCTGCACGTAAAATTATGTGCAGCCAGATATCAACAGATCTGCAGTAAGTTTGATCGACTGGATGTTAGATTGGAAAAAATTGACTATAACTTAAAAGAAATATCTAAGTTAGTGGCCGATAACAAAAACAACTTAGAAACAAGATTCTTGGGTTGGGCTGTTAGTGTTATCGGTATATTAAGTGGTGTATTAGGTTATCTTATAACACATTACGTATTACGATGAAGATACAGGTCAGAAATTACCGATTAATAACCACCGGCAATAAAAAATATCTTAAACGCGAATGGCATCAGACAACTTCGTCTTCGTATGCTCTGGATCCAGAGGCTCTGCAGTTTCTGGAGTTTTGGCACGCTCAATCTGCCAAGCATCGGCAATTATCTGATCAGCTGACTGCCAATCAAGATGTTGATAAAGACGGCTAAAAGCAGCTTGTAATCGAATACGTTCAAATAGACAGTTCAAGTTATTACTCCAAAAAATACATTATACAGGTAAAATAACACCAGGTCAATGCCATCTGGAATAAATATCTGTGTGCAGGGATTGGGGCTACTGCCCAACGGTAGCTTTGAACCCCCCAAGGGTTCGACACTTTTAGATTGGTTAGTCATAAGTGTTTTCCGTCAATTGATAAGTATGCCATTTATCTTTGTTATCCTATACCAATCCCGGCACAACTTCTGATAGTGCCGGTAGTCCCGAACCCCCAATTCGTCCCTGGGGGTTCTTTTTTGGCTAAAAAACCTGTATTTTCGACAATATACTTGTGCTACAATAAATACTATACAACAAGGAACTAATATGAATATCAAACTGTCACTGTTCAATCGACATCAACAACATCCTGTCGCTGTGGTTATCCGAACTCGAGGTCCACACTACGCACACCTTAAATGTAGTAAATGCAATACGTGGCTCAAGTGGTTATCTCGCACTGAAGCTGAACAGATACGTGAGATGACCCAATGACTTATCAACCCAACTTAAATGATCCACGAATACTCACACGCATTCAGCGAGCACTGGGGTTTACTATAGGTGTTGTGTCAGAGACACGACCACATCAATGGAGCACGAGATATATCGATCGCCACTTCGGAAGTTCATCACGTGACTTATCCCGGTGGTTGCGTAATATCTTATTGATTAATACTAATCGTCACTGGAATCGAGAAGCAGGTATTTGCAAGGAATATGTGAGAAATCCACAGGGTGTTGATTACTTGCGTGCTGTATTGAAAAATCACTACAGAGAATCATATGAAAAATATCAAGAGGAAATGAAACGGAGTGAGAGTGAACCAAAAGACAACTACTCTACTATCTTACCCTATTGTAACGGTTCTCCTGTCAATCAACAGTGGGATTACCAATGTGTTAAAAAATGGGTGCTGCGTGAATATGATTCTGAGTTTGAATCTGGGTTCAACTATGAAGATAAAAGCAATCGACTATGGCATCCAATACAGAACATATCAAATCAATATCGACAGCAGATTATGAGTGAGCAGGGCTACCGACACAACTATGACATTGCCGCAGCAGCACCTACACTGATATTACGCGAAGCACAACGAATCAATGCTTATGGTGACTTAGACCTATGGCAGTGGGCAATCCAGGACTTGTTGGCCAATCGAGACTACCAACGCTACAGACTATCGCTATTAGCTGAATGTGATGTTAGAAAGATAAAAGTAATGATCAATGCACTATTCTGTGGTGCACGTTTAGGCTGTAATCCACAGTATGCGTTGAGTCAGCTGTTCAATAATGATCGGATTCGAATCAATCGACTGCGTAATGATTCCTGGCTCGGGCAGTTGATCAGTGAGATTAAAACATGTTGGCGTTCAATTGAAGTCACTATGGAACGACGTGAACATGCCGAAACTGGACGTAAATTACCACTGTCAAGTCGTCAGAAGTGGGCCAGATATTTTGAATTAGAAAGACGTGTTCAAAACTCAATATGTCGGTATCTGGAAGAGAATAATAATGCTTACTTCTTAGAGCATGATGGATTCTGTTCGCGAGATCCAGTGAACTTGACGGAGTTAGATGACTACATTTATCAAGATACTGGCTATTGGATACATGTGGAATCGAAAAGATAACTACTATCTTATCTTACCCTATTGTAACGGTTCTCTGTCGATAGGTAAAAAAACCACCTTAAATTAGCCAATTCATCTGACTGTGGTAAATATACTGTAGGAGATGGACGATGGATTATATCTTAGTAGAACGTGAATCAGCTGACAGTCGAGTAAATCCCGGTGTTGGCTTTTGGCGTCTAACATTTTATTCAATCGATGATGGAACATTTTGGGAAATGACCATAGATCCCACATATAGAAATTATCGTCGTGCAGGTTGGAATCACGTGGTTCAAGACCCCAGTCCCTGGGCAGTATATCAAGATCTCCGGAGAACTCCGCGTCAGAGTCGAACAGGATTTCCCATAGTATCAGCAGATAGTCCTGCCCGTGTGGTCTATCGCTGTAGAGATCGTGATCAAGCACTTGAATTAATGGCTGAAGATTATGGCCAACGCCATCCCGAACCGAAGACTAAATTCCAGGAGTTATTTCACAATGAGCACGAGAGGACCGGGTAAAGCAGGAAAAGAATATCCACATCTGTGGGTTTCAGGACCAGATCCTGAACAGCATCGCCAGTATTTGATCTGGCTACAACAGCGTAATCAAGCACAGTTTAGAGGAGAACCGTGGCAGTTGCCCTTTGAACTATGGCAGGAGCTTTGGCGTGATCGCTGGGCTGAACGTGGACGCCGCAGAGATCAATACTGTATGAGTCGTCGCAATTGGCTTGAGGGTTGGACACCAGATAATATACAGATCATAACACGTGCCGAACACAGCCAACTACAGACATTAGCACGTAATCAAGGACATCGTAGTCCTGCACAACAACTACGCAGACAGCGTTTGGGATTGAAATGAAAACATTAGAAGGCACAAGAACCATTATTGATCTGGAACGCTATGCACATACTGCTGGGGATTCCTGGCGTTGGCGTGCAGCTCAAGGCCCCGATGTTGAAGAAATAGTGGATCTGGCCACTGTGCATTTTAGAACAGAAACCGAAGGTATATTTGATAACAATCCTGTTGAATACAGTCGTAATGTGACCTTGGCTATTGTAACACAGTTCTTTAATCCCAAAATGGAATTGTTCAGTGTGGCAAGAGAACAGGCGACCAATAGATTGTTGGCCTATACCTGGGCACGACGTGGCGAACACGTGCCTTGGAGCACAGAAGAAGTTGTGGCTGTGCGTATGGCACACATAGATCACGCGATCTCAGCAAGATCACGTGTGTTCTTAGCAGCACAGATGATTAGACTATGGGAAGTCTGGGCTCGTGCCTGTGATGTTGCCATAATCTCCAGCTCTACTATTAGATCAGATCAAACTGCATTTTTAGATCTACATCGTGCAGCAGGTTATTCAGTGCGTGGCAGCGTAGCATATAAACGCTTAGGCACACTACGCTTTGCAGTTGATGAACCGGCCGCGTCAGCGGTTTTTATGAAAACCCCCTAAAGGACAGACCCGTGACATACCCATTTGAAGCAGACACAGACATTGAAGTAGGATCTATACGCATTGAAATCGAACAGGATAATCAAGAATCAGTTTGGATTTGGATAATAAATAGTTCTGGAGAGGCCCAAGAAGGTGGTGCTTTTCCTTACAGTGAATTCGAACAATTAGTGCGTGAATATTACGAACGACGAGTTTGAATAACTATAATAATAAAAACAATTGTCTTATCCTTAACCCACTCCAAAAAGGTGGGTTTTTTTTCTCGATACTAAATAAGTATATGAAAGATTCAGAAAAAATTCCAGCACAAAAAGGACCAGGCCGTGGTGGTGCAAGACCCGGAGCCGGCAGACCCAAAGGCACAGTGGATCGTGTGACCATAGAAGGACTGTTACAAGCAGTTCAAACACGTGCCAATGGCAGACCTTATGTAGAATTGTTGGCCGAAGACTTTATTGAAGCACGTAACACGGATCGACAATTAGCTGCCAAGTATCACAATCTCATATTAAACAAAGTGGCAGCAACATTGAATCAAGTTGAAGTAAAAGATTCTGCTGACACAGTAGAAGCTAAACAACAGGCCTTTATAGAAGCAGTGGCCAGATTGACTGGTGATAGTTCGACTAAATAAACAACAACAAGGACAACGAGATGCCTCTAATTAAATCTACCAGCCCTAAAGCCTTTGGTGAAAATGTTCGGACCGAAATGGCAGCTGGACGACCACAAAAACAAGCAGTGGCCATTGCCTATAGCGAACGACACACAGCTGAGGCTAAAAAATCTGTTCCACATCACAGCAGTCACATTGAAGAACTTGGCAGTGCCTATGAACAATCAGTTAGTTCAGGTCAGAAGCCGGACTTTCATCCCGCTGTTCGTATGAGTCGTATGAGTAAGGAAAGTTACAACGATGAGTAAAATGAAAGAAACCCGTCAGAGTCGTGCAGGTGAATCTGAAGAAAGACCCGACCTGCGTGACACTCAAAAACAACGTGATCGCGAAGTTGCAGAACTACGTGAACCTCGTGAAGTAGCAGCAAAAGAACGTGAAGTTCATCCTGGCTTCTATCGTGGACCAGAGAATCAAACATTACGTGCCGGACACGGAGAACGTAAGACACACGAAGATCATCATCCTGCTGTAAAAATGTGCAAAGGAAAATACTAAAATGGCTCTGAGACCAGAAAATGAAAAGGCCCTATCTGGCCTTGCCGCAAAACCCAATCAACGTGATCGTAATGATTACTTTGATGGTATCGATGGATCCAGTATCTCGAGAAAACACGCAGACTATGAAAATCAATTCTTAAAAGCGTCCGGTGTAAAGAATCCTGCTGCAGAAGACCGTGCCAACTATGGATCTGGTGGTCGCGTGGGTAATCAAGCTGCACCGGCAATGACTTTCCGGGGTCAGGGTAATCCTACTGCAGAACGAACAAAACAACCACCTGCAACTGCAAAAGATTCCAAAAATAACACTACCTTAGGTGGTGCCCAGCGTGAATATCCTGCTGATCCAGATCGTATTAATGCAGGCAACACAGGTGGCCGTAAAACAAGGACCTTTCTAAAATGAGCATCAGTTTCCAAGTAAATGGACGCACTGTTTTAGTAGCAGCCAATACTGCGAGCCAACAGGCCAACGTGTCAATTCGGAATGGCCAGATCGGTGATTTTATGGTTGATAATACCGGTCCTAATGTGGCTATTTTAAACTTTGGTTATGCTAACACTACTGCTGCTACAATTGCTACCACAGGAACACCTGGTAATGGTTGGGTAGTGCCAGTAGGCGAAACAAAATATATCAGCTTAAATCAAGGCCACGTATATAATCCTGCCAACACAGTTTATGTGGCTGGCATCACATCAGCAGGCACTGCTAATGTCTATATCACTCCAGTAGTGATCCAGCCTTAAAGGAAATAAAATGGCAACTAAAAAACACAGTCATCACGCAGCAATGAAGAAAGCAGCTCGGCATCACGAACAAGCAGCAATGCATCACGAAGAAGCACACAAGTGGATTCAAGAAGCTATTAAGTATCCTGGTGCATTACACGAAGAATTACACGTTAAAAAAGGTGAAAAGATTCCTGCTAAGAAATTGACAGCAGCAGCTAAGAAACCTGGTGTAGAAGGTCGTCGTGCTCGTTTAGCTGAAACACTACGTGGATTACACAAAGGTAAAAAATAATATGGCACGCAATCCAGAAAGTTATAATCCAGAAGATTCAGGTCGTCATAATGTCGATCAAGGTCCTCGTATGGGTAATACTGGCAATGCAGAAAAACGTCGTCGATTTGTAGAATCAAAGACCGATGGTGAAAAGCAAGCATTGGCAGATGAAGTGATACGTGCATTGCAGGCTCGTAATCCAGGTGATTATGTAGATCCACGTGTAGAACCATTGGATGCCAATCGTGGTCCTAAGCGTAATCCTACAGCGGATGGATCAAGACTAAGCGGTAAGTATCGCAGACCTATTACACGCGGATAAGGGTATCTGCGGTAATGCAGGGGCAGTCAGTCAGTCCTGTCCCCTGCAGTAGTATAGAAAAGGAATAGAAATGAAAAAAGAAACAACATCAAACAATCCCTGGACAGAAGATGTCTCTGCAGTCGAACCAGACTCTGTTACAGTGGCAAAAAAATCTGTAGCGAAACTTCAACCTCACGTGGAAACAGTTCAATTTGACATTGAAGGTCTGATGACAGACTTTCCCACTGCCAAAGAATTAGAACGTTTTGTCTATGATGAAACAGGTATAGTATTGAATCTAAAAGGTCGTGCTAATCGTTTGAAATATCAAGTGGCTATGGATGTGTTAAATGGTCTGGATATAGATCCCAAGTTCTTAGGTTCAGAAAACCCTTATGTAGATCGCACAGAAATGATTCCACAAGAGGATCTTAAACCTGTGCCTGCAAGAGATCCTGGATTGCCCAGTATGGATCAATTACAGAACTCATTCTACAGTCCTTTTATTCCGCATCCCAATGATGACTTCCGTGCTCAAGATAAAAAAGTTGGCTGTATCTTCCGCAAGTATAAGAATGGTATGGTCAGTTATGAAGTGATAGGACCCCTGGACACTGTGCCTGTAGGTGAAAAGATCGACAAGTATGGTAGAACACGTCCTGAATATATCAAGTGGATAGATCCACGCACAGGCGAACAGATAATGGTTCGACGTGATGGCACACTGACTCCAATGGGTCGTAATCTGCGTGGCATAATGCAGAAGTTTCGTGTGAATAACAGTTCAGCTTGGGAAGTTTGGATTGATCGTGAATTCGCAGAAATTGAAGGCGGCAGCTTAAAGAATCCTTGGGATGTAGATCCAGAATGAAGTTTCCCAAATCAACCAATCGAAAATTAGAACAGATTCGTTTACCATATGCATTAGATGCTTTAGAACCTGTGTTAAGCAAAGAAAATATGATCTATCATTTCCAACACTTGTATGGTGGTTATGTAGATCGTTTTAATAAAAATGAAGGCGATCGTAGCTTCAATGAAGCAGGTGCTTTCCTACACGCTATCTATTACAGTCAATTTACACCGCCTGCCGCTAATACTACACAGCCCGGACCGGTGTTTAAGGCCTTAATAGAACCTTATCGTCGATTATCTGTGTTAAAAGAAGAAATGTTAGAAGAAGCTATAAAGATAGAAGGATCAGGTTGGATTTATCTGAGTCGAACAGGTCAAATCAAAACTATACATAATCACGAGATTCGCGATGACATAGTGCTTTTAATTGACTGGTGGGAACACGCTTGGAATCCAGATTATCAATGGCGTAAAAAAGAATATTTTGATCGCATTTGGTCACTAATGGATTGGGATCATATTGATGCTCGATTGGCTACTTTATGATAGACCTGGACAGAGAAAATCCGCGTGATCAAATGATTGATACGGCACGTCAACATCGTGAACTTCAACGTGCCGAAGAAACACGCATAATGCAAAAGGTCAATGCTGCTCACCGTGTTGCTTTTAAACAAAAGTTTCCAGGTCAAATAGAACATATATTAAGACTAATTGCTGAACGCTTGCAACAGGGCCTACGCAAGGATCAACCAGATCCAATTACAGATGAATCAGTAGATCATCTTAGTCGGGCTTTATATAACCTATATCAAATACACAATGACCTATCAGATACTACAGGGCAATAATATTGATGTGCTCAAAACATTTCCCGATAATCACTTTGATTCAATAGTTACAGATCCATTTAATGGTTCTGGATCAACTGGTTGTGCAGCAATAGAATTGGATTATGATTATATAGGCATTGAATTAGATCCTGTCTATGTAAAAATATCTAATCAAAGAATAGCAGCGTGGTATGAACATACACACACTACTACCTTTAGTCGATTATTTGAATCTGTTGTATAGGATATGATCAATGATAGATCCTAATGTTCTTATGCGTCGTGCTGTTACTTGGGTATGTGATCAACACGATCTTAAACCTGAAAGTCTTGCTATGTTAGATCACGAAACACAGGATCGTTTCAGAGAATTAGCCATTGCTGTATCTGAGGATATGGTCTATAATCAATTACGCTATTTCAGACCATTTGAACATCAACGACAATTTTTCGATACCAAAAACAGTATGCGACGAGGTATTCTTGCTGCTAACCGAATTGGTAAAACAGTTTCTACCTGTTATGAAACTGCTATGCATTTAACAGGTCTGTATCCAGACTGGTGGACTGGACACAAATTCAATCATCCTATTACAGCAATGGTAGCTGGCGAAGGCTGGAGCCAGGTAGCAATGGTTTTACAAAATGAATTGTTAGGCACACAGGATGTCAAGATAACAGAACAATTAGGCACAGGTGCTATTCCTAAGTCGGCTATCATAACTGAAACTATGCGTAATGATGGTGCCAACTGTATGGGTGTAGAAATACGTCACACATCGGGTCAGAAAAGTTATCTGCTGTTTGCCAACTATACACAAGAAGTTCGACAGATGCAGGGTTTTAAATTAAACTTGGCTGTGTTTGATGAACAACCACCAGATGATTTCTTTAGTGAAATAGTAACACGAACTGCAACTACACAAGGTATTGTTATGTGTAGTTTTACACCGCTTAAAGGCCTCAATGGCTTGGTCAGTAAGTTTTGGAATCGAGAATCCGGATATGACTTTATACGTGTGGCCTGGTCCGATGTGCCAGAATATGATCCCTGGGGCGAACCTTTCCTATTGATGGAAACACGCAGACAATTAGAACGTGACTACTTGCCACACGAACGTGAAGCACGTATTGCAGGTAAGCCTGTAATGGGTAAAGGTGCTGTATTCCAATTGGCTGAATGGCCTTTATATCGCACAGCAGATTATAACTTTAAAGAAATGCCTAACATACAGCGTGTTATTGCATTAGACTTGGGTTTAGTAAATGATAGAACTGTGATCACATTAATGTATTGGGATCCTTATGAAAGCCGAGCTTATCTACATCGCCAGATCTGTGTGCAGGGCATTGAAGAAGCTGTGCCTACACAGTATATCAACCATTTATTAAGACCCGAAGTATTTGGCACACCTATAGTATTACCATCAGATGCTTCTACACCGGGTCGTTATACAATGAGTTCAACCAGCATAAGAGAACTGTTTGAAAACTATGAACTTAATGTATATGAAAAGGCCATAATGAATCCTCCCGACAGTCAAGGTCGTGTGACCAATCATAAAAGTTATGGCATAAACCAAATGCGTCAGATGTTGGAATTTTCTACTTTAATGGTCAATGAAAACTGTGTGGATTTTCTACGTGAAGCACAGAACTATTATGTAGATGAACAGGGTCGTTTTAGTGATCCTGATGACTGTATAGATTCTGCACGTTATGCCCTATTGGCCTGTTTACAGGGCATAGCAGAACCTTGGGACAACCGCACACGCAGACAGCGTATGTTGGCACAGCGTGATCGTTATGTAGCACCTCGTCAACCACATTCCGAGTGGAAGAAAACATTTAATCCAGGATAAAACAATGAGCAAAGGCAGCACAAGAAGACCACAACAGATACCCGCTAAACAATATGATGAAGCTTGGGATAGGATATTCAAACCTAAAAAGCCAACTGAACCTATACCTGCACCTAAGACTAAATAAGTCTATAAGGACAAGCCTCGAATGCTAAACATTAAAAACTCCGTTTTGATGCAACTGAATACCAACAATCCACAGTTGGCACGTTTCGTCAAACTAAAAGGCCAATTGGATACTAAGTGTGCCAGCTACCTACGCTACCTGGGCACTAAAAACGCAGTAAATCGTGCCAGCGATTATCATTATCTATGTTTGGCAGTAACAGATTCTACCGCACCTGTAAATGGCATTGACTATATTCATCCTGTGGTTAAACCCAGTGTAGATTATGTCACTGCGGTTATTGCTAAAGGCCTTGCTCCAGACGGTGAAATCAATTTTGAATTTGTAGCCGACACTGATGATGATTCTGTAGCAGCACATCAAGCTACCAATATGGTCAGCCGTGTTTTAAATGAGGAAAATGATCCACATTTTATATTACAACGTTGGATTATGGATGCTGTGCTGCACAAGAATGGTATGCTAATGGTTTTACCACAGCGTGATACTATTGTGCGTTATGTAGAAACACAAGGCACCTTAGATCAATTACGTGCATTTGAACAACAGGCAGAAGAATCAGGTTTAACTTATCTACGTCAAAATCGTCGTAAAAAATCAGTTGATATGGAACAGGTTCTTAAAGAAACACAACAATTTATGCAGAATCTACCTGAACAACAGAGATCTGCAGAATTACAAAGTCGCATTGATGCATTAGATGCAGGCCAACATCCAGATCAGTCAGAAACTCCCAACATTGAATTAGAATCGGGCGAGGATATGCTACGTGATGCTATCAATCGCAATACCATTTACACAGCCCGATATAAACTAACTGGCTACAGTTTGAATATCAAGTTCCGCAATATTGCACAACATTACTGGATCTGTGATCCTACTGTTCAACAAATGAAGGATCAGGCATTCTGTGGTTTCTATGACCCAATGTCCATACAGGAAGCTGTGCAAATGTATCCACAATTGCAAGACCATATGGAGGAATTCCGGGAACACGCAGAGTATAATCAAAATGGTGCGTATCAAGCCGGCTCGGTCTTAAACAATTTGGCTATCCACGCTCGTGATAGTGTGCCAGTAATGGGCATACCAGTAGAATCCGGAGTTGGTGCGGACCCAGACAGTCGTCAGATCACAATCTTAACAGTATGGGATCGTTATGATATAGACGGCGATGGTGAATTAGAATTAGTAGAAATTGTTTTCTCTGGTCAATACATTATTTCAGCTAAGGAAGTAGAATTTATTCCTGTGGCCAATATGTGTCCTAAACCATTGCCTGGCAACTTCTTTGGTATGAGCATTGCAGAATCTGTTGTGCCTATGCAGGAATATGCCACAGCAGGACACCGTGCAGAAATACAGTTAGGACTACTGACAGCTACTCCACGTTTAGGTGTTAAACCTGACAAAGTAGATTTTGAAATGCTACAAGATGGCGAAGCTGCTATTTTTATCTTAGATGAAAAGTTTGATCCACAGACAGACGTTTATCCAGTGCCACCTCCAGCAGGTAATTTAGGTTTTATGGACTTGGCTATGAATCGTATTCAACAGGATACAATGGCCATTATTGGTATGACACAACCACAGGATGTATTCAATCCTGAAGTTATGGCAGCAGGTAATTCCGGTGAAAAATTAGCAATGGCTTTAGGTCCTAATCAGATCATACAAGACAATGCTGTTCGTAATGCAGCCGATGGATTAAAAGAAGCCATTTGGTTAGTCTGGAGAACTTTGATTCAATACGGTGATGACTATGGTGTTAAAAAATTGGCCAGTATGTTCCATCCAGATCGCAAACCTGTGTTCTTAGACTATCAAGCCTGGGATGATATGAATTTCTGTGAACGTAAACTAATGCACATTGACTTGGCTTTAGGAATGATGTCGGAAGAAAATCGTATTCAAAGACAACGCATAATTACACAATGCCAAACACAGCTTTATCAAACAGTAGAAGCTATGGTTGTAGCAGGAACTTTAACTCCAGAAATGTATCGTAAAATTAAAAAGCCTTATGCAGATACATTATATGTGTTAGGTGTAAAAGATTCCAATACTTATTTGCCCACCGATGATGAAGTTGTAAAAATGATTCAACAGGGACAGGCAGCAGCAAAGAATAAACAGCCTACTCCACAAGAGCAAAGTCAAATTGCCAAGGCTCGATTGGATAGTGCCCGAGCAGAAGAAATCACTGCCTCAATGACAGGTCAAACTGCACAGAGTCAGTTAGAGTATATGAATGTAGCTGCCGGACATAGTGCAGCAGGAATAGCCAAGTAATGATCAGTCGTGAAGCCATAGATGCGTTTAATAACAGGATTACTCTTAATCCTAACAGTATAAAAGATTTAACTGTAGCACAGCAGGACCAGGTTAAGACCCAGGGTAGCCAAGCTGAAGCACTGTTAAAGAATCGCGATTTGGCCTATTACATACACGCAGTTAAGTTTGATATATTAGATCAGTTGAGTGGTATTCAGGGACACTCAAGTGACGACAATAGCCGCAGGATTGCCTTAAGCAATCAATTGACCGGCATTGACCAGTTTGTAGCCGCATTGCAACGTGCAGTGTATTACAAAAACCGTGTGGTAAAGTTGCAGACAACTCCCATACCTAACCCAGAGGAAGTCTTATGACAGAAACAATCACGCCTAACAGCACACCAGCTGCGGCCACTGATCAAGCAGCGGTTCCCAGTTTGGAATCAATTGCACAGAAAATGACCGCTATGCGTGAACACACGCAGCGTAATCAATTACGTGCAACCGAACCAGCCGCAACAGGTCCAGATACTGAGGCAAGTGAAGTATCCAGCCCTGTGGCACCAGAAGGCATACCAGCCGAGCCAGAAGTTGCTGAAACCAGCGATACAGATATACCAGACAGCACTGAAGAAATACCAGCCCTGGACGCAGCCAACACTGAACCAGTAAGCGAAGATGATGGATCAGACACACAAGCTGAAGAACTAATCGACTTTATCGATTTTGCAGAAACAAACCCTAACGCTAAGTTTAAGTTTGTTCGCAATGGTAAAGAAGTAGTTATTGATGCTAAAAAAGCTGCTGCTATATTAGGTCAAGGTGGAGCAATACACGAAGAAGCCAGACAATTAAAGATCGAAAAGGCCGAGTTTGACGAATTCCAAAAATCACAAAGGGAACGTCAAGAAGGTTTAACGCTGGCAATGGAATTTACAGTGCAGCCGCAGTTACAAAAAGCCTATGATGAAATTATCCGGGTTCAAGGTTATCAAACTGCTTTTCAGCAGCAATTGGCACAGACCCAAGATCCTGCAGCCCGTGCAAGAATACAGGCTAATATGCAGCAAAATGAAAGATATTTGCAGCAACAGGGACAATTGGTCAATCAATTGAAACCAGCTTTGGATACTTTTTATGACATTCGTAGACAACAAGTAACTGAAACATTAGAACGCCAACGTAAAAGTTTTACAGATAAAGAGTTGAAAAACGAATACATCTATAATGAATTACGTGACAAATTATCTAAGACTTGGGCAGGCAGTGCAAATGAAATATTGCCAGGGATCAAAAACATTGATTTATTATCCAGTGATGAAACCCTATTGGGTCTATTACGGGATGGATTAAAGTTTCGCGATCGTCCTAAACAACAGTCCGCAGGTGCCAGCATTGCTGCATTAAGTGGGCGTCGTCAGGGATCTGTTCCTAACACTCGTGGACCAGAAGATCAGATTTCTAAGCTTCGTGAAGCAGCCAAGGGCGGCGATAAAAAAGCCGCAGACAACCTTTTAGTGGCACAGCTTTCTCGTTTGAGAGCAGCCCGAAACGGTCGTTAAGTTTATAAATATAAACTACAGCCTACATAATATTCAAGGAGAATAAAATGGCAGAAATCACAACAAGTTCGATTGGTAACGGAACAACAGCATACGGTGCTGACATCGTTGTCAAAGACTTAGACTTAGATGTATCTAACCGTGTTAAAGACGATACCCCAGTTCTTAATATGGCTATGACTAAAAAGCGTAAAGTTAATTCAACTTTACCATTGTGGACAGACGATATCTATCGCTTGCCTGCAGTTCAAGCACAAGTTGAAGGTGCTACTGTTTCTACTGCTCAAGCAGAAAACAACCAGCGTTACAACTTGGGTAACTATACCCAGATTTTCAGCACAGTAGTTGCTGCTTCTGGAACAGCCCGTGCAGTTATGCAGTCGGGTGGTGATCCACAGGCTTACCAAGAAGTCAAGCAGTTGATCGAATTGATGTTCGACGTTGAACAACAATTGGTTCGTAATGATCAAATCGGAACAAAATACGGTGGTCAAAACGGTTCAGCTTCGGGCCTACCATCAGGACAAACTGGTCGTCGTATGGGTTCGTTAGCAGCTTTTGCCGGCACACAATCATTTAACAGTGCATCAGGTAATATCTCTAACGTAACAACTTGGACTAACAACGAAACAACTGACAGTGCTTCAAGCAATGTTGGTAATTTGGTTATCGGTGCAAACGGTTCAAACTTCTATACAATTAGCGATGCAGCTAACCAGGCATTCAGCCCAATCACTTACAAACAGTTAGTGACTGTAGCTGAACAGCGTTATAACGCTAAAATCCGCACTATGGTTGCTCCAACTTCACTACGCACCAGCATCAGTGATTTGATTGGCACAAGTAACACTTCGATCAACCGTCGTAACGTTGAACGTGGTGATACAATCCAGACTTATGAAGGCGACTTCAACTATACATACGAAATCTTTGATTCGTGGATTATGGATCAGTCTGGTATGAGCAACAGCATTTACTTCCTGAACGAAGAAGTGCTACAATGGGGTGCCTTGCGTGATCTTGGTCCAAACAACGAAGTGTTCTCGAACGCTGACGCAAGTTTAGATCAGTTCATTATGGAAGGAACCTTGATCGTTCGTAACCCAGCTGGTGTTGGTGTTCTAAACCAGATCGCTGTGGCCAACGGCAGCAACACACCTACAACTGCACGTCCAAGTGCATTTGTTCAACGTGCTGCGAATACCTACTAATTGTAAAAATATTAGTGTTGTTCAATACAAAAGCCCCGTCGGGGCTTTTGTTATTTGTAAAACCCTTTAATGCTTGCCCCGGCTAAATAAACTTATGAGCGATAATAACAAACCCGAACACCTGGATGGTGATCTCAATATAGATTACAATTTCCTGCGACAAGATGCAGGTGGTATGGTCACTAACCATAATGGTGTAGCAGATCGACTACTAAAAAATGATCGTCTATATAAAGAAATGAAAGGCGATTGGCAACGTGCAGGTTGGAATGGTAATAAAAACATTCTTACTACAACAGGACGCGAAGATGGTAAGTTTTATATTCGTCGCGAACAAATGAACACCGATTATATTGCACAAAAATGTGCAGAATATCGCCGATTAGCCGAAGCTGGTGTTCCTGATCCTCTTGCACCACTTATGCCTGATGGTAAGTTAGGATACAAATGGATGGACTTGCCAGATGTGGTTGCTATTCGTATCAGTGATCAATATTTTGGTGGTATGCCTTGGCAGGTTATCAAACACGATCGCACATTAAAAGCACAATTTTATCGTGTAGTGCAACAAGAGTATCCTCAGTATGTTTGTTACCCAGGCGGACGGTTGCCTATACCAATCGATGTTCCTTATCCACGTAAAGTAGGCGAACAGAGATTCTTTAAAGGAATTTAATTAAATGTCATTCCAAATCCCAGACGCAGATACATTAGTAAGTTATTTGTTAGATTGGACAGGATCCACTAACACAAGCGAAATTCAACAGTGTATTTTCCAAGCTGAATTGGCTATGCGTAATATTGAATTACCGGCCAACAGAACCGATCCTTATAATACATTTGGTGTAGTAGGTGCCAATCAATTGATGCCTATTCCAGCCGATATGAATAAACCTATCTTGTTTTTCCAACAGGGTTCAAGTGGTAATTCCGGTCAAGAAAGCACATATGGACCTTGGATTGTGTTTGACCGTGTAGGTGATCGTGATATCATTGCCGACGGTTTGGTAGCACAACTATATCTTAGTCCTGTTAACGTGCCGGCTGTTATACGTGGCAAATTCAGTGAAGTAGGTAGCAACTATCAATTCTTGCCATATGTGGCTGAAGGAACTGTGATCAATCTCTACTACTATCGTGCTTGGAATTTGCTATTCACTCCAATCTATGATGATACAAATACACAAGTTGGCATAGTAGAAACCAATCCAGTTTTACAGACTTGGCCTGAAGGTTATGTCTATGGAACACTACACGAATACTATTTGAAACGCCACAGCAGTGATGATGCTGCTATCTATAAAGCCAAATTCGATGAAGCTTGGAGAACAGTCAATAACCAAAACAACTTAGGTAAATGGTCAGGTGGCAGCACAAGATTAACCAGCATATTCCAGCCGCGTCGTGATCGCACTTATGCTGTAAAATAATTAGGAAAACTTTATGACCGATTCAATATTACCAAACAATAACATTGGCCTATACGGAAGTTCAGGTAATGTTATTATACCAGTCCAACAACCATATGGTAATGCCAACGTAGCGGCATTCCTTCCCACTTACACTGGAAACATTGGTAATGTCGGCAACGGACTGAGTGGTATCTTTACTAACAATTACTTTTACGCCAACGGTGCTCCTTTTATTGGAGGTTCCAGTTCTACCTATGGCAATGCCAACGTAGCCGCTTATTTGCCTACATATACAGGTAATTTAAATCCCAATATAGTCAGTGCAACAGGTAATGTCACTGCACAGAATTTATTTGCACCAGGCGGCTTAGTTTCCGCATCCACTGTCAGTGCCTATAGGGTCCAGGTCTCAGAAGTATACAGTTCTGATGCTGTCAGTGCCACAGGTAATGTCACTGGTGCTTATATCTTAGGTAATGGTGTTTTCTTAACAGGTGTTGCCTCAAGCTATGGCAATGCCAACGTAGCTGCTTATTTGCCTACATATACAGGTAATTTATCGGGTGGTAATTTATCTGTCACTGGCAATATACGTGGTGGTAATTTAGTTGATACAGGATCTATCAGTGCAGCAGGCAACATTACTGGTGCTTATATTTTAGGTAATGGTAGCCAATTGACTGGCATTACAACAAGTTATGGCAATGCCAACGTAGCTGCTTACTTGCCAACTTATACAGGTAATTTAAATCCCAATACCATTAGTGCCAGCGGAAACATTACTGGTGCTTATATTTTAGGTAATGGTGCTTTCTTAACAGGTGTTGCCTCAAGTTATGGCAATGCCAACGTAGCTGCTTACTTGCCAACTTATACAGGTAATATTCAAGCAGGTAATATCAATACTTTATCCAACCTTAATGTAGGTTATGCATTTACTGTATCATTGGGCGGATATATCAGTCTTGCTGGTAATATCACAGGTGGTAATTTAGAAATTACATCTAACATACGTGCAGAACGTGATATCTATGCAGGTGGCAATCTGACAGGAAATAATTTAACTGTCAATGGATTTGAATCGATTACAGGTAATTTAAATACCAATAGCAATATAAACGGCAATGGTAATATCATCACCACACAAAACCTTATTGCCAACAATACTGCATTAAACGAACAGGTCACTGTTAATGCAGCCGGTATCACTGTTTACAGTATCAACAATGTCAATTCTGGATATATTAGTGCAACAGGTAATATCACAGGTGCTAATCTCACAGGTAATTCTGCTACATTAAACTATATCAATTCTAACATTTTAACAGTTACAGCAGGTAATGCCGGATCCGGTTATATCAGTGTAACAGGTAATGTTATTGCAGGTAATGTTCAATCGTCGGGTTATGTCAATGCAATAGGTAATATCTCTGCTGGTGGTAACATAACAGGTGCATATATTTCCGGTAATGGTAGCCAACTAACTGGAATGTATGGCAATGCCAACGTGGTTACACTATTGGCCAGCTTTGATGGTAATCCTATATCTACTACCGGCACTGTGTCAGGTGGTAATATCAGTGCCACGGGTAATGTCACAGGCGGTAATGTCCTAACAGGTGGTTATGTCACTGCTGTAGGTAATATTAACAGCAGCAAAAATATCAGTGCCGCAGGCAACATTGCTGCTGCTGGCAATATCACAGGTGGCAATTTAACTGTTTCTGGCAACGTATATGCACCAGAAATTGTCAGTTCAACTGTGACTGTCTATGGTGATCAGGTCATCACAGGCAACCTTACTGTCAATGGCACAACAACTACAATTAACTCTAACGTAATAGTGACCAATGATAAAACTATCTTAGTTGCTAACAACGTATCAACTGGAACAGCATTACAAAATGCTGGTATTGCAGCAGGTAATGTATCAGGTGTGCCGATTGCCACTTGGTATTATGATAATCAAACAGTTTCTTGGCAGAGCAATATTGCTGTTACACCCTCTGCCAATGCTGTATATAATTTAGGTGGTGCAACCAATTATTGGGCTACTGCTTATGCAACCAACGCCAGTGTCACTGGGACTGTTACAACAGGTAATGTCGCTGCCTCAGGAACAATCAGTGGGACTGGCACCATAACAGGTGGTAATTTAGCCAGTGGCGGAACTATCTCTGCTATTGGCAATATCTCTACCAATGGTAATATAAACCTTAATAACAACGGTAATATCAGCGGTGCCAATAATATCAACGGTAGTAATGTATCTGCCACTTATCAAGTTTATGCAAGTAATAGCATAACTACTCCTGGCACTGTGCAGGGTCTATTGTTAAGTTCAACTGGCAATATAACAGCAGCAGGCAACATCTCTGGCAATTATTATATTGGTAATGGATCATTGCTAACTGGCATTGTATCAAGTTATGGCAACAGCAACGTAGCTGCGTATTTGCCAACTTATGCAGGTGCCTTAACTGCTTCTTCTATTAGTGCTACTGGCACAGTGACAGGTGGCAACTTGGCCACAGGCGGCACAGTAAGCGGCACAGGAACTATCACAGGTGGCAACTTGGCCACAGGCGGAACTGTCAGTGCAGGCGGTAATATCACAGGTGCTAACCTATTAACTGGTGGATTAATTTCGGCCACAGGTAATATCACCAGTGCAGGCAATATCTCTGGTGGTAATTTAATCACAACAGTAGCAGTTTTAGCAGGTGCAGGTATCAAAGCCGGAACTATTGTTAGTGCAGGTGGTAATATCACAGGTGGTAATATTGCCACTGGTGGAACAGTCAGTGCCACAGGTAATATCACCAGTGCAGGCAATATCTCAGGTGGCAACATATTAGGTATTGGTAGCAATTTAACAGGTATTAATGCATTTGGTAATGTAGCAGTATCTGGACAGACCACAGTGGCCTCTGGAAATACTTCCGGAACTTTAACCTTGGTAGCAGGAACTAACATAACTATTACCACAGACGCACCAAACAACCGAGTGACAATTACCTCAACTGCTTCGGCAGATGCAACATTTAATCCTTTCTTATTAGCAGGAATGTAAATTATGACAACAACAACATACAAAGTATTAGGTCAAAGTAATCCCACAGCCAATACTGCAACAACTTTATATACTGTGCCCAGTGCTACATCAGCAGTGGCCAGCACATTGTCTATCTGCAATACAGGAGCAGCCAATGCCACTGTTAGCGTAGCAGTAGTGCCCGGAGGTGGATCAGTGACTACACAAAATTATGTAGTAAATGGAACCAATTTGGTAGGCAACGATACAATATTCCTAACAGTAGGTTTTGCCTTGGCTACAACTGATATAGTTTCTGTTACTGCTAACACAGGCAACGTAAGTTTTAGTTTATTTGGAAGTCAAATAGTATGACCATAGATTATGCCAGTGCCAGTGATTTGACCAATGGATTCAAACGCTTAAGCCAACTGCAATCATATAATCCTCTGCCACATACTGGTTTAACTGCCACAGGTGGAACTATAACCTATTCTGGTAGCAATACTGTTCATACCTTTACCACAGCAGGCACTTTTACTGTTACAGCAGGTTCCGGAAATATCAGTATATTAGTTGTTGCCGCTGGCGGCGGTGGAGGAACACGCGGCGGTGGTGGCGGCGGTGCAGGTGGACTGCTTTATTATAATGCCAACGTGGCTGTTAGTCCTAATTCATATACAGTGACTATTGGTGCAGGTGGTGCAGGTGGTGCAGCAGTCTTGGGCGGATATTCTGCATATGGCGGAACAGCAGGCAATGACAGTAGTTTTATAGGTGGTGGCGTTAGTATAACTGCCAGCGGTGGCGGCGGTGGTGGTGCTACCGGTTCAAATGGTGTCACTGCACCTACATCAGGTGGATCCGGTGGCGGCGGTCAAAGTAATGGCACTGGCACCGCAGAACCCGGAGGAACTGCTACATCAGGACAAGGTAATGCAGGCGGTGCAGGTCCAACCGGTAATTCAGGAGAGGGATTTGGTTATGCTGGTGCAGGTGGTGGTGGTGCAGGTGCAGCAGGTTCTCCTGTCTCTATATCAGGTGGAACAGCAAACCCAGGTAATGGCGGCATAGGACTTCAATTATCTATCAATGGAACTGCTAACTACTATGCAGGCGGTGGAGCAGGTGCAGCAGGTGCCAGTCAAACAGCAGCCACAGGCGGATCAGGTGGTGGTGGTAATGCTTATACCATTAATACACCAGGAGATAATGGCGGAATCAATACTGGCGGTGGCGGTGGTGGTGGCGGATTTTATAATGATCAAAATGCAGCTGGTGGTAATGGCGGATCCGGTATTGTTATTATCAGCTACCCAACATAGGAATAGACAATGACACATTTTGCATATGTAAAAGATAATCGAGTAGAAAAAGTTATACCAGCAGAACAAGAACATATTGATAGTCTGCCACCTGGTCCTGGTCGTTGGATTCAGACCAGTTATAACACTCGTGGTGGTGTTCATCTATTGGGAGGAACTCCCTTGCGTAAAAACTTTGCTGGCATAGGTTTTAGTTATGATCCAGATTTAGACGCTTTTATTCCACCACGTCAGCACAGCAGTTGGCAATTAAACACAGACACAGGGCTATGGGAAGCTCCAGTTCCATATCCAACAGATGGACAGATCTATGTCTGGAGCGATACAGAAAACAATTGGGTAATAGGAATTCGAGGATAATAACGTGGCAACATTTACAGAAGTAAAAACACCTTTTACCAAAATGTCATTTACTCCTGATGTGCCCAGTAGTGCATTAGGACCCAATGAATACAATGCTGGATATAATGTAGAAACAGATATTCGCGGTATCAGATCGGTATTAGGTGACCAATACATCTTGGGCAACATACCTGGCACAGTGGTCTATCTCACAGCAGGATATCGCGACAATGGTGTATATTGGTTTATAGCTGCTAACAGTCAAGGACAATGGTTTGGAATTGATGCAGTAGGTGTTGCTACTAATCTTACTCCGGGTTATGATCCTGTATCTAATCCCAATGCAAGTTTAGGATCATATGTGGCTGGAACTAAAATTACAGATTCTTGGAATGGAACTGTGTTGTTTATAAACGACAGCTTAAATCCTCCTATGTATCTTACAGCCACTGGAACACAGTTTATTCAATATAGTAATAATCCAACTCCTCCTGATCCCAACACTTATGTTTGGAATTATAATCCTGCTTGGTCCAGTTTAACAGCAGGTTTTGTAAGATTATGGGCAACACCCAATGTGGGATCAATTTTAATAGCCGGTAATTTAACAGCAGTTCAAGCTGCGTCTGGTATCATTGAAACACATCCTACCACTGTGCAATGGAGTCAGGCCTTTGGTCTTAATTCTGGACCTACCACCTGGGCACCTACTATTACTAACATTGCTAACCAATTAGAAATTCCTGTTCGTGGTCCTGTAGTAGATGGATTTCCCTGCGGCAATAACTTTTTCCTTTGCAGCTATTGGGACACAGTAATTTTTAGTCCTATCAATTATCAATCTACATCTGCTCCGGTTATTGGTGTTAGCCTATTCAACGTAGGACGTGGACTATTAAACAACAACTGCTGGGCCAATGCAGACAATACAGTATATGGTTTAGATGCCAGAGATATCTGGTCATTTGATGGTAGTAATTTTAAAAGTTTAGGCAATCAACGTGTAAAGAATTACTTTTATGAAAACTTAAATCCTGCTTATACCAATCGTGTATTTGTAATTAACAATACCAGTAAAAATCAATTTGAAATCTATTATCCTGATTTAAATTCCACAGGATATTGTAATCAGATGTTGGCCTATCGTTATGATTTGGATGCATTTAATCCTCCTCGACAGGTCACTACTGCATCAATGGCAGTAGAAAGTCCTATCTTTAGCTTTGTAGGTAATACTTGGACACACAATGACGCTTCAAGAACTGTGGTCTATAGCAGTGCAACTGGGACAGTGCCTTTGGTGCAAAAAGATAAAGGCACAACCTTTATAGGTAATCAACCTATATCAACACAGTTCCGCAGAGATAATCTACATCTATTGCCTAACTATAGCCAACAGCTATTGGTTCATCGTATCTTACCTGAAGTCAATAATTTGGATTCAGCTGGTGTTCCCACTACATCAGTTGGTAATATAACCATAACCATAGGTGGTGCGGATAGTGTTGGTGCTGCTGCCACATTCTTGCCTGCTGTGACCATACCAATCAATACTGTGAATCCCTGGACTCAGATCAATCAAAACGTCTATCGAGTAAATAGTATTGAGATATCTAATACCAGTTCGACCGACACTTGGATGGTCAATAGTATTAGTTGGCAATACACAGCTACGCAGGACAGCAGATAATATGGCAACATTTGCAGTAACTAACAGTAATGATATAATCGGTGCATTGAACTATGCCTTAAGCAATTTAGGACAGGGCAATGTATCTGGTAATATCACTATTCCTGGCAACGTGTTAGTGGCCAATACTTCTACAGGTGTGGTCACTCAAGCAGGCAACTCCAGTAATCCCTATAGTTATCTTTATGAATTTGTCAACATTCGTTATGCTAATGCAGCAGATGGATCCAGTGGTTTTAGTGTAAATCCAGGTAATGCCAATTACTTTGGTGTGTATAACAGCACCAGTTCAACTCCCAGCAGTAATCCCAGCGATTATCAATGGTTTGGTGTATCTGGTGGATTTGGCACTGCCAATCATTTGTATTATCAAACCAATGGCGGACGACAGATCACATTTCAAGTGGCCAATTCAAGTCCCAGTCCATTGTATGCAGAATCTACTGCCAATGTGGCCATTGATTTAAACATAGTCAGCAGTGCCAATGGTGCTCCAGGTCCGCGTGGTCCTTTGGCTATGGCCTATATTGTCACACCCAGTGATCCTAATTTAGCTACCAGTGCTACTTTAACACTATGGTTCCAAAGTCCAAGAAATAGTCCTACTGCACCTATAGGAACAGGACTATATCCTGTTACAGGCGACACTGCCAACTTTATCTATGCAGCAGGTGCTACGCAACCTTCGGCTACTTATACCTATAATGGATCTACTTGGGTAGCTGTTATTGGACAGGTCATTGCTGGTAATCTTTTAGTCAATGGCACAATATCAGGTAATGCCATAGCTGCCAATACTATTGCAGCTTATAACATCTTGTCCGGCACATTGACTACCAATCTTTTCACTGCCAATACCATCAGTGGGAATATTATCAGCAGCAACAGTATCACTGCTGATAAACTGGTAGCCAATGGCATTGTGGCCAATACAGTGGTATCTACAGGTGCTGTGTTAGATGATTTTAACAGTGCAGGTTTTTGGTTAGATGGCACAACAGGCAATGCTCGTTTTGGTAATGCAGTATCAATTGGTAATAGTTTAACCATTGGTTCGGGATCCAACATAGGCAGCAGTGCTGCAATTGGAACAAACTTAACAGTAGGCAGTAATGCCACAATAGGTGGTAATCTTGTGGTTGGCAACAATGCCACAATAGGTGCCAATGCCACCATAGGAACTAATCTTACAGTAGGTAATTTAATAACCTTAGGAACATTAAATTCTAACACAGTTAATACAACACAAATTGTTCCCGGATCTATAACAACAGATAAGTTTGTGGCTAACACTATTAATGGTAATATTATTTTAGGTAATAGTATCACTGCAGACAAGTTAGTGGCCAATGGTATTGTGGCCAACACAGTAGTATCTACAGGTGCTGTATTAGGCAATTTATCAAGTCCAGGTTTTTGGTTAGATGGAACATCCGGTGTTGCCAGATTTGGTAATATTGTCAGCATTGGCAACAATTTATCTGTAGGTAATAATGTCACTATAGGCAATAATGTTAAAATAGGCAATACAGTTACAGTTGGAGACACTGTTACTATAGGTAATAATACACATATCGGTAATAGTCTTACCATAGGTAATAATGCTTCAATAGCCAATTCACTTAACATAGGAAGTTTTGCCACCATTGGCGGTAATCTTACAGTAGGTAGCTATGCCAATATCGGTAGCAATCTTGCAGTAGGCAATAATGCCACCATTGGCGGTAATCTTACAGTATCAGGATTAGTCACAGCAGGTAATTTATTAGCCAACACAGTTTTTACTTCTACTATGGCCTATAATAGTGTTAGTCAAGCACAAGGTGCTACTAACACTGGTGCAACATTTACCAATGTGAATCCTTATTTTTATTATACATTGGTAAATGGTGTTGTTATTCCTTTTAGTGATCCTAACGAAATTGTCTATTTGAATGGAACTATCTATAGTGGAAGTCTTGTGCCTGTGCAAGCAGGTAGTGGATATAGTCCTCCTACTTCGATTACAGTTCGTGTCAGAGCAGTGGATCAAACTACAGGTGGAAATACTATTATTCAAACACAAACTACATCGGTCAATCCTTATACTACCAGTTGGAATCCTGGACAGTTTAACTTGACCATAGCAGGATTAAATTATGGATCTCCTGTTTTAACTACTGGACATATCTATCAGTGGTATGTGGAAATTGGAGTATTTCCAACAACTAATCCACCAACCAGTTTGTTTAATTCTTTGACTTGTAATTATTATTTTGTTTTTCAAACACTTAAACGATGAAATATACTGTATATAATCCTTCTACTGGCCAGATTGAATCTATATTAAACTTCAGTGATGATTATATCGCTGAACTAAACCTACGAAATAAATCATATATCGAAGGCGAATATCTATCAGATCGATATTACATAGAAGCTGGTCAAGCAATAGCCAAAGAAGATAATCCCAGCAACGAAAACAAACTTTATAATTTTGATTATTCTACTAAGACCTGGTTATTGGTAGCAGATTTTACAGAATCCACAGCGAGAAATACAAGAAATCAATTGTTGCAACAGACTATAGATCGTGTTAATCCTGTATGGTATGCCAGTTTAAATCAACAACAACAAACGGAATTGGCCGCATATAGACAAGCTCTTTTAGATGTGCCACAACAGAATGGATTTCCTTCTGAAATTCAATGGCCAAATTGTCCCAATTGGCTATAGACGATAAGTAAAACATTAAAGAAGAAAGAAATGCGATATAAACATATTGAATCTATGCTACCCTTAAAGGCCTTTATAGGTCGTCCAGGTCTTCCTCTTAAAGTTTGGGGAGATGGTGGTGATGGCGGTGATGGTGATGGTGGTGATGGTGATGGTGGTGGTGGTGGAGTTACCACTCCTATAGCAGCTACAGATACCGCTGCACCTGGTCCTGTAGCTCCATCTGGTCCTTTATTTGCACCTGTGCCTGCTGTTTATATTCCTGGTATCAATCCCGGTTTTATTGCACCAGGTGCAGCATTTGCCACAACAGGTCCAGGTCAAAATTATTATGCCTGGGGTATGCAGGGATCCGGCCAACAATATGGTCCTACAAATCCAGTAGGCACAGTAAACGGAACTGGTTTAATAACTCCATCACAATTAAATACCCCTTATCAATTTGAACAATATGCTCAAGGACACATTCCTATTACTACCGGTCCCGTTGTTCCGGTTCCAGGATATGATGTTTATACTAATAATGTGCCATTACTACCGGCAGCACCAGCCATTCCTGGAAATCCTGGTGTATTTGCCCCTGGTGGTGCAGCCCAACAATTTGGTGCAACATTAAATGAAGTTGCAAAACCACCTGTTGTAACTCCGGGAGCGGCATTATCAGTCCCTGGATATACTACCTATACATCTGCCGCTGCTGCTGCTGCAGCCGCTGCTGCCGCTGCAGGTAAAAGCCCTGCACAACAAGCTGCCGCTGCTGCCGCTGCTGCTCATCAAGCAGCTATTGCTTATCAAGCAGGTGCAGGTGGTGGCGATGGTGGTGGTGCAGCAGATAGTCCTGGACCTGGAAGTGATGGTCCAAGTTCTGGTCCTGGTGGTAGTTCAGGAACAGCAGAAGGCACTACAGCTTCTTCCGAAGCTACAGGACCATCCGATACAACCAGTGATACATCCGATACAACCAGTGCTACATCTGATACAACCAGTGCTACATCTGATACAACCAGTGCTACATCTGATACAACCAGTGATACTGGAACAGCAGCTGACAGTCCTGGTCCTTCTGATACAGCATCAAGTGATACTGGAACAGCAGCTGATAGTGCTGCTGCTGCTGATAGTGCTGCTGCTGCTGATAGTGCTGCTGCTGCTGATAGTGCTGCTGCTGATGGCGGTGGTGGTGATGGTGATGGCGGTGGTGGTGATGGCGGTGGTGGTGGTGGTGATGGCGGTTAAATTATAGAAAAAGGAATAGAAATGAATAGAGTGCATCAGATTAAGCAATGTTTTCCATTGGAATTAGCAAATAGAATACATAAATTGCTTAAAGACACAGAATGGAAATATGGATGGCGTAGTAATCCCAGTATGGGTTATGGTCATTGGAATAAAGATTTTGGACGAGGTGGGCCCGAAAATGGTATTGATATTACAGGCAATTTGCCGTTGATATTAAAAGAGGCCTGGGATTATTTAGAAACAGTTTATGTTCCAAATTCCATTTTAACAAGATGTTATACCAATGCTCATACGTTTGGTATCGAAGGATATCCGCACGTGGATTCAGAAAGAAATCAAGATAGAACTATTGTAATTTATATGAATCAAGATTGGCGACGTGAATGGGGAGGAGAGACAATTGTATATGAAGGCAATGAAATTCACTATGCAGAATTGCCCAAGTTTAACAAAGGTCTTATATTTTATGGTAATCAATTTCACTGTGCTAAAAGTGTCAGTAGGATTTGTCCAGATTTACGTATGACATTAATGTTTAAGTTTGCTCCAATAAATTCAGATCCACAAAGAGATCAATTACAGAGATTCTTAACTAAAGTTGGTGCAAATAAGATTCCGCACAGTGGAAGACAGTTAATGGGTCATTTGTTAAACACATATGACATATTAAAAACTAAAGGCTGTTCGGATGCAGTTTGTCGAGCAGGTGCAATGCATAGTATTTTTGGAACTAATATATTCAAAACTAAAACTTTAGATATTGACAGCAATAAAATTACTATTGAAAATCTTGTAGGCATTGAAGCAGCAGAATTAGTAGAATTATTTGCACGTATTAATAGACCTTATACATTAGAAAAAATGAAAACAACATTGGATCTAACAACGGGAGGAACTGTGGAAGTCAGTCAAAAGATATTGGAACAGTTATGTCAGATAGAAGCTGCTAATCTAAGAGATCAAGCAGCTTTGGCACAATGGCCAGAATTGTCTGCATATTGGAACAAATTAAAATTAGATTAAATACAAGATGACATTAATTGGAGAAAGAAAATGAGTTTAGGAAAATCGAGCGGAACGAGCACAACGATCCCTACCTTGTCACCAGAACAAAACGCACAAATTGCGGCACAGACAGCATTATTTACTGGCACGGTAGCTCCGAACTTCCAAGCTGCAACACAAGGTGCTACAAACTTATACAATGCGGCAGCACCTGGTGTGACCAATGCAGCACAGAATTTAGCAGGCACAGCTAATCAAGCTCAAACTGTTCTCGGTTCTACAGGTCAAAGTGCATTAGATACAGGTGTCAATGCATTACAAAACTTAGATAGTCCTGCTTATCAACAGGCCGAATTAAATGCAGCATTACAGCCTGGTGAAGCACAATATGCACAGAACATTGCTAATCAAACAGCACAGTTTGGTGGTGCAGGTGAATTAGGCAGTGAGCGTAGTGCTATTGCACAGGCTCAAACAGCAGGTTCAACACAGGCAGCACAACAACAGGCTGCGGCCACTGTGTTGAATAACATTGCACAACAACAACAGGCAGCAGGAACTAATCTTGCACAAATAGGTCAAACAGGTTTAGCCGGAGCACAAACTTCTGCACAAAATCAGATTTCTGCTGCAATGGCACCACAGGCCTTGTATAATCAATATGCCAGTGTGTTGTTTGGAACACCCAGTGCCAGTTATAATCCTAATTTTTCTGGAACACAATCTACTACAACCAATACCAGTGGTTCTAATGCTGGATTTGCTTTACCAACTATTAATATATCGGATTGTCGTGCTAAAGAAAATATACGCTATGTTGGTAAAGAAAACGGACATAAAATCTATCATTTTAATTATCTTGGTGATCGACGTCGTTATTCCGGTGTTATGGCACAAGAAGTTCAACAATATTGTCCAGAAGCTATACATATTACTCCAGATGGTTATCTATCTGTCGATTATGATATGCTTGGTATCAGTATGAAAGAAGTGGAAACTAAGGAATAACCAATGGCTGATGAATTAGATTTTATGCCTGGATCAAGCGAATATCAGGTGCCCACTCCGGATTTTAGTCAAATATTATCCAGTGCTCAAAGTTATTTGGCTAATAATTTTAGTTTAGGTAATCGTGCAAGTTCTGCTACACAACCAATTAGTATTCCTGCTGCTACGCAAAATGCCTATCAATATCAACCAGAAACTGCTGCTCCTATCAATTTAGCCAATAGCACACAGTTGATGAATCAACAGCCTAATCCTGCTGTTTATACAGCACCTCCGGTCAATTATGCACCTGTAAATCAACCATTTGGTCCAACTACCAGTAATGTGGTAAATCCACAGGCCTTAACTCCAGCTTGGACCAATCCTGTGAATCCATTTGGTCCAACTACCAGTAATGTGGTAAATCCTGCTGCGGTGAATCCTGCTGCGGTGAATCCTGCTGCGGTGAATCCTGCTGCGGTGAATCCTACTCAGGTAGGAACCGCTGCACCTGTTCCTGTTCCTGCTGCACCTGCTGCGATTCCTCCAGCTGTGCCAATAACGCCTACTGCTACAATTCCTACTGTTACAGCATTTACACCTCCAACAGTAAATCAACCAATTGCTGCAACACCTTTACCGACTAATGTTACTACAACACCAGATGGAACACCATTAAACGCTCCAGTAAATGTTAATAGTCCATCTGCACAACAGCAAAGATTGATAGAAGCCAGTAATGAACGTGATGCCAATCGTCGTCACGAATTGATGACTAAAATTATTTCAGATCCTAATACTTCGAAAGAAAATAAAGATTTGGCTATGAAGTTGGCAGCCGAAGCTAATGAACGTGATTTGCAAGCACAGAAAGCCAGTCAAGAATTAAAAAAGGCTACACCTAATGATTTAGTTCGTGCAATGAGATCTAATTCCGATGAAGGTAGCTATATTAAATTGGCCTTATTCCACGCATTGGGATGGAATCAATTGGCACAACAGGAACAGATCAAATTAGGACATAATCTTGTTCGCCAAGGTGCAGAAGATCGTCAAGGAAACGGCTATACAGTAGAACGTAATCCAGTTACAGGTGATATTTCTCGTGTTTGGGATCAAAAGGGTGTAGAACAAGGACCAGATAAAATTGCTGAACTTATGGCCACTGGTATGAAACCTGGAACAAAAACTACCAGTCAAGAAGGCACTATTCTTACATCACCTTCAACCGGTCGTCAATTCATTCTACAAAGATCTAATGTTCCTAACGAACCACCTAAGTTCGTTCCAGTTGGTGGTGGTGCTCCTATCTCTGCTGCCGAACAAGCTGAACTTGGTAAGTTAGGTGCTATGCAAGAACAGGAAAAACGTAATCAAGCTCTTGCTGATACAACATTCAAACAAGAATATGAAAGATTGTCACAACAAAATCAAAAAGACAGTCAAATTCCTGGCAAACCTTTAATGAGCACGGCTGAAATGATTCAACGTGCAGAACAGGCCAGACAGGCTATTCTAAATCTGCATCCTGTTAGTCACGCTGCTGGTGTTGCAGAAAGTCGTGCCAATCCTAATGAAGTATTGGCAGCAAGACAAGCTGGTCAAAGTTTAACTGAATATTATAACAATCCAGGTGCTATTTTTGGTGCAGATGGTCGAATTCGTAGATTTGCTACTCCTGAAGAAGGACGTCGTGCATTGGAAAATGATCTGTCATTAAAAATAGGTGGTCAAAGTGCTGCATTTGCTAACAAATGGGGATCAGGAACTCCAGTGACTCCTTATCGTTTAGCAGAAACTTGGGCTCCTGCAAATGCAGTTGGTAATACTCCAGAAGGCACTAAAAATTATGGAGAATTTATTGCTAAAAGTTTAGGTATTGGACCCAATGATGTTATTGTCAATACACCTGAGAATATTACTAAAACAGCTAATGCTATTACACAGTTCGAATCTGGTCACTATAAACCTGGTCCAACAGGACCTGTAATGACCACTGGTTCCACTGTT